CTTGTTGCTGCGCTAACTATTGCTGCAGTAGACATGAAATAAAAGAAATTATTTTCTATCAAAGTTCCTACACAATCATCTGTGTTATTAAGTTTGATACCATATTCTCCCTTATCATTATCTGCGTTTCCAGTTAGAAAGCAACAATCATGAATCCAATTGCTATAACCATCATAGTCTTCCCCAATATCAATTCCATTCTTTCCATTAGTTAAACACCAAAATGTTATTCCTGCAATCTCTACATCATCTGCATTGATTATAAGAATATCATCGGCACTTGTCGCACTTGAAAGTCCGTTTGAAGTTGGTACTCCACCAGTTGTTACTCCGAAGATTTTTAATCCTCTTTGCGTTGAAACAATCTCAATAGTTGCTGCCTCTTGATAATACCCTCTTCCCATGAAGATTGTATCATAAGCTCCTGCTGCTGCAACTGCTTCAGTTAGTGTCAAAAAAGCTGTGTCCCAAGATAATCCGTCTCCAGATGCACTTAGTCCAGAATTTTTGTCAACATACCAAATCTGTGCATTTCTCATAACCTGAACACCTGCACCTAAAAGTCCACCAGTAAAATTACATCTACCAGTGAATTTCCTATCCCCAGTATAAACTCCACTTACTACTCCGTCTCTTCCCATATTATGTTAAAAGACAGACTACTTGCAATACAAGATTGCTGTTTTTCCACAAGTAGCTGAACCACCAAGTGTGATCACAAGAACTCCAGATGTTACTACTGTCGTTGGGGTTGCTGCGACAACTACGCTTCCTGCTGTAGTTTCATCATAAACCTCAATCCCATGTAGTGTTGTACATCCGTAATCATTCAAGTCAACTTGAACTGTGTCAGTTCCACCAATCGCTGTTACTGGAAATGATACACTAAGTACCTTCATACCTAAGTTTGGCGCGACTTCTGTTACTGTTCCTACTTCTCCTAATGCTGTCATATTTTTTTCCTCCTTAATTACCACAATCTGAACCGTCGTGGTCTGGTGTTATTTTTTCTGTTTAAATTAAAAAATAAAATTTAATCTAAAAAATAACAAAAAGGATTTACAATATGTCATCTATAAATGCATTGAACGCAGGATTTCTCATGATAAGACATTCATATATTTTCAAGAAAAACTTGTCTGAATCATTAGTTTTACCTAATCTCTCATAAGTCATATCTTGTAGAACTCTCATCTCGATGAAATCTGTATCAAGGAAGAATATTTGTTTTGCACCTGATGTGTTACTCAAATACATTGAAGGGATCAGTGGTACTGGCCCAACCATAGTTTGAAGTAAAACAGCTGATGGGACACCGAAAGGCAAGACTCCGCCAGGGATATCACTTGGACTATATCGGAAAGTATCTAATATAATCTTTCTAACATCTCTAACAGCAGCGCTTGATCCAACAGCTAACTTAATTATTCCTCCGTCATCGAAAGAATATTGGCAAGCTGTTTCGATATCGTCATATGTTAAGGCAGCCCCATCCAAATCTACAACATTTGTTGTTCCCTGTAATTTTACAATTCCAGAAAACTCAGTTGCAGTTGTGGTTGCATCACCATTAACAATCAAACTCTCTTCCAATTCCTTTATCGCTCTTGCAGCAGTTAAGACTCTTAATTGCATTGCATTAGGTGCACCAACACTTGAAAAAGCACTTCCGCCAAGTCCGCTTCCAGTTCCCTGGAAACCTTCTAAAACGAATGCAGGTTGTCCTGCCTGAGCAGGTCCTGTTACTCTTCCAACACTGTAAAGAAATTTGATAGGCACTGAGGTTCTATCCATAGTGTCATCAGTTTCTGGTAAGGCTCCATCTTCTGTCGCAACAGCAGCAGCCCCTTTTGTAGTAATGTTGTTGTAGTCAGCGTACATTCCTAAGTTTGTTACTCTAGGAATTAACTCAACTAATGGAGTTCTCTTTCTTGATTGATCTACGATCATTGGAGAAAGATAAACAGGAATCATTGCATATCCAGCTGTTCCTGCTCCACCCTGAGTTGTAGTTGTAGCTTTGAAACCTGCCTCAGGTCTCAAATCTATTCCACTAACTGGGTCCCAATACTTTGTCTTGTTTTTCAGACCTGCAAATGATTTTGCGTATGCATCTTGTGCATCCATTCCTTCATCTACAATGCCTGTAAAAGCTCTTTCCATCTTAATTGCAAGCGTTTAAAGGATCAACAGATTTTCCTTCTGCATCAGCTTTTGCTTTTTTTGCTGCATCACCAAGTTGAATCCCTGGAGATTTATGTACAGGTTGACTTAAAGCCTCAGTTATCTTTGCAAGATTCTTTGAGATTTCTCCCACGGCTTCTTTTAAAGCAACATTATCTTTTTCAACAATAGCATATTTCTCTGACAAGGTTTTCATCTCTTCTGATATAGACTTAAACATAGCTTTTTGTTCAGCATCAGTAGATTCATTGCCTTCTTCACCAGTAGGTTCTGCAGGTTTTGCAGGCTCTTCTGGTTTTTCTGGTTCTGTCTCGTTATCTGTCATCTTTTTGTTTTTTGTTTTATTTAATTGATTTTTCCCGACTATGTCGGTTGAGTGTGATTTGTTTTTTACAATTAATGTTTTTTCTATTTCAGGATCTAATTCTTTCATTTTTTTATACTGCTCAACAGCATCCATCGACTTTGTAAAAATTTCAACCATCTGTGCTTTTGTATTACATGGATTTCCTGTCAAAGCAATATTCAATAAAATAACATCATTCAAAAGCCTAAGGTTCTTTCCCTCTTTCTTTTCATAAGTAATATCCACTGGCAAGAATGCAACAGAAAAAGCATCTAAATATCTCTCCAAAAGATTTCCTTTAATCCTTGCATAATTAGGATTGTGTCTGTTAATCTCCCCTTTTACCCTTGTAGAATACCTCTCTTTCCCTAGGTCTTTTACAACTGCATCAACTAATTTTCCCGCAGGAATCTTTGTTTTATTAATTTCTTTTTCTTCATGAGTATCTCCCTTAAAAGCTTCATGTTCTAAATCTAATTTCATGTTTCTTTCAAGAATTTGTCTTTGCATAGATTCCTGACAATGCTTAGTCATGATATCATTTACTAGATCAATATCGTTTGTAGAAATATCTCCTTCAACAAAAAGGTGCTCTTCCCCTTTGATTTCAACTATATTAACATTCAAAGGAGTTGTAAATGTAAAACTAGCTTCTTGATTCATATAAGTTCTAACTCAAAAATAGTTATAAATCTACTTTCAAAAATACAGAAATATACGCTTATAATTATTCCTCTTTTTTGATAAAAACAATAGTGCTTCTACAATCAACATGCGCAGGAGGGGCCTGTCCAGACCATTTTCCATAATGAAAATTTTCATCAAGTCCAACTATTTGCCCATCTAAATGTTTACATAAATCTGATGTTCTATCATCCTCAGTTGACACCCATTTCTTATCATAATCTAAACCAGATCCTTTCATAGCCAGTAATTTCCCATTGTTTTCTGCCCGATTTGTCTCTGTCCTGGCAATCATTTCTGCACGATTCTCTCCAACATTAAAAACATTACTAACTCTCTCTTTAAGCTTTGTAATTCCCTCTCCATTTATAATTCCTCTTTCTAACTCTGCTTTTAAATCATTAGAGATCTCTTCTGTCATACCTTTTATATTATCAAAAGTATGATCCTGCAAGAATTGTAAGGCCTTTTCATTAAAAGGAACGTTTTGATCAATCCTTTTCTCTGATTCATCCCATCCACTACTAAATTGAGATCGAATTATTTTATCACTTATTTCCTTTAAAGAAAATAACTCAAATATTTTTTTAATCATTTTTGGGATATCATCAATGCCTTTTATTTTTATTAATTGGTCATCTGCTTTTTGGGTTTCTAGGACCTCAATTATTTTCTTCTTGTTTTTATTAAGAAGATCTATGATCTCTTTTTTTAATTTTTTATCACCCATCTCTTCCCCAGGTCGTAAGGTTAAAGGAGTATTTGTGTCTAAAGCTTTTTCTTCTTTCTTTGGCTTTCCATCACTAACAATAGGTTTCTTTGGTTTGTTTAATTGCCTATCTCTCTCTTGCTGATTCTGATTATTCATTCTATCATACTCTTGGGCCCTTGGATCATTCATATTAACATTCATCCCTTGATTTGCATTCCACTTATTAGGGGCCTCATCTCCCCACTCAACATCGTCTAGACCTTCTGTGCTTCTAACTTCATTAACTGATCTTAATCCTGCTTCTGTTTGTAATTTATATAATCCCCACTTCTTTGTTTCCTCATCAACATCGAAGATCTTATATTTATATTTGATTCCCTCAAAACCAAACTCAGGAATAATTTGTGTGTTTACATAATATTCAATTAATCTTAAAATGGGATAAATAATTCTTTTTTTAGCAATTGAACTTTGAACAATTTGATTTGCAGATCCTTTGGCATCCTCAACAAAACCAAGCTCTGTTGCCGTTATACCAAATGCAGCCCAAACCATTTTACTCCACCACTTTTGAGATTCTATTAATTCAAGTTCTGCATTAGTAAAACCCATTCTCTCAAATTTAGGCATCTTATTAACCATAGCCAATTTATGAAAGACCTTTTTCCAATTGCCAAGATCATCTGATTTCTTTTGTGATTCTATCCATTGCTGAGCAAATGCTTTCATATCAGGTGTGCTCATTCCTTCTAATCCTAAAACCCCTGGAGGAATTGAATTATCAGAAAAATATTCTAGATTGTGTTCTACTGCATAAACTAATGTCTGAACTGTCTTTGCTAAAACTTCCATAGCAGATCTCCCATAAAGATCATCCGTTCTTAATTTCTTTTCAAACCAAACTATTTCTCTCTTTCCAAAAGGAACAGGACGAGCTCCTGTATTAAATCCATATTGAAAATAAGCCCCATCATCTCTTGCTTGGCCCTCTGTTAAATATCCTTGAATAGCTGGATAAACACTTTGCATCCCTTCTGAACCTTCTTCCGCAATATCTTTAATCATAATTAATTCTGCTCTATTAGTGTACATCCCATAAACATCTGGATTCTTTGTAAAGGCCATTCCATCTCTAGAAACAATCTCAACCATCTGGCCAAACATATTAAAAACTTTAACCATTATTCCAGAATTAATTTCTAACAAATCAGGCAACATCATTCGTACGATCATTTCCCAACTCTCAGGATTTGTATTTGGATTATTAAAAAAACTTCTAACAATCTCAATCTCTTTTTCTTTCCCTACTAGCTCATTTCCATCTTCATCTTCTGCAACGATCCCCCAATCAACAGCACACACTTCATCAATAATTGCAGTCTCACACATATCAACATAAATAGATGCAGCAAGTTGCCTAAAATAACTTAGATCTTTATATCTTGGATAACCAAAAGGAGGCTTATAGAAAAAATTAGGAATATAAGCTTTGGGTTGGCCCTCTCTAGTCTCTTCAAACGCCGTTACTGGCGAAGTTCCCTCTGCTTTAGTTTCTCCTAAGAGTCCGAAAAAATTCTTAAAAGTTCTTGCCATGAACATGAAAGCGAGGTATGATGATGTTTATTTAAGTTATCCTAATTTTATAAATGTTTTTGTCTAATTTATCAAGCAAAAGCCCAAGCGGATTCGTTTATACTCATCAATTCTAAAGCATATCCTAAGGCAATTGGGATGTCTGGATGCACTCCTGCCTCCACTAATTTTCCATCAGATAAGGCATAAGACATGCACTCTGCTAAAATTTTCTGTGCAGTTTGTTTATCCCTCTCTGTTTTATAAGGAATTATAAATCTCTTATTTTCAAATGCAGTTCCCAACCTCATAATTAAATTAATTTTACCAACGGTATGACGCTTATCTGTCCAGTCACGAACCCTCTTTTGTGTTGCAGGGTCTGATGCAGCAGTCCAAAATAAGGTTATAGGCAAATTCCATTGTTGAATATCTTTACTAATTGCTTTAATTGAGTTTTCTTCCAAGCCCATTCTATCATATTTATACCTTGGAAATAACTCATTCTTTAAGATCATCATTTGCTCATTTACAGACAGCCCTTTGTCTTTTTGACAATGCAATAAATAATAAAAATTATCTTTTAATCCTAAGCCAGCGTAAGCTGATTCATCTGCAGAGATCCTATCTGAAAAGGCAAAGTCCGCTCCCATAGTTTTCATACTAAACTCTATTTCATAAATCTCCTCAGAGGATAAATCTGCCCTAAAACATTGTTCTATCCATTCTCTTTTAATTATTGAACTTGCACTGTCTACTGGATCATTTAGATACTCCTGTTGAAAGGCTACAGAGCCTATATCATATTTAATCTTTTTTAGGATCTCTTTAGTAAATCTATCAGGCCACAAGATATTCTTTAAGTCTGCATCACATGCTTTGAATATTTGTCCTTTGTAGAGCTTTACTTTGTTATATAAAAGAGAATCTAAATGTAAAAGAGTTCCAATCATCTTGAATCTTCCTTTAATATCTAAAGAAGGAATAATTACTTTGTTTAGCTTCATTCGATCTTTCTCTCTTAATTCAGGATTTAAAACTCTCTCATCAGATTCTATATCATCTCCAATTATTAAAGTAGGCCTAATGTTTCTATATTTAAAACCTCTAATATTTTTTTCAAAAGATGCTGCTTCAACCCTACATTCTCCAACATCAAAACAATCTTCTCTGTCTCTTCCATCATCATCTCTTCCTGGACGTGGTGTTAGATCTCCATAAATAAACCTCAACATTTTATTATTCTTAAATTCATATCGAATAGGCTCAATAAACTGCACAGTCTTAGAATGATTTTGAGAAATATAAACAATATACTTTTCTAAATTATTTACAATACAAAAGATCAAGAAAACTATTCCTGTAAGAGATGTCTTTGCATGCCCTCTGGGCGCTGCAAGGGCGTCATTTCCATCTCTAAAAAGTAACTCATAAATCTCTTGGTGAAAGTCTGGGATCTTATTGGTTATGGTTTCCGGGAAAACGATCTGGCTAAACACCTCAATATTCTCCTTGAAAGAAAAAACCATCTTCAAATATTCTTTTTGTTTGGTTTCATCCTTAACTTTATTAAAGATTTCTTCTACTTGGGCCTTAGTTACTTTCATTATCCAAAGAGTCTTTTCAACTCCGCCTCTTTTTCTTCTTTAGTCCATACAGGAATATCTACTTTTCCAGATAATTCAATCTCTTGCTTTTCAGAAAAACCCCTGTGTTTCATTTGAGTCCTTGCCCAGAATTTAAGCATATCTTTATCGGAGTCCAAAGCCATTTTAAGTATCCTCTGGAAAATAAGATCGTTATGCTTCTCTAAGGCATCATCAAACATAATTTTAAACTTTGGACGTTTTAACCATCTGTAAAAAGTTGTTCTATTAATTCCTACTTCTTCACAGGCCCTAGAAATATTTCCTCCGTTGTCTATGTAAGATTCAATAAAGTTTGTATATTTCTGCGTTATTGTTAATTTTGTTGTATTTTGTTCCATTTTAGAGTTTTTTTGCTGTTTTTCCAGTGAATTTTTCCCATCTATTGATAATTACTTGGCAATAAACTGGATCTAACTCCATCATAAAGCATTTTCTGTTTAATTGTTCGCATGCAATGAGTGTGCTTCCGGATCCTCCAAAAAGATCCATTACAATCATTTCCTTTTGTGAACTATTATTTATTGCCTTTGCGCATAATTCTATGGGCTTCATTGTGGGGTGCAAATTGTTTTTATTGGTTCTATCAATATCCCATACATCTGTTTGAGAATTATCCCCACAATAATAATGTTTAATATCTTTTCTCCACCCATACATTAATGGCTCATATTTGCTATTGTAATCCTTACGAGATAAGGTAAAATTATTTTTTAACCAGATTATATAATTAGACCAATGTCCCCCCATTTGGATGAACATTTTTGTTAAATTATGCAATTCTTTACAAGACATGCAGATATATTGAACCCCATTGCAATATTCCATCTGATTAGATAGAAAAGCCTTTAAAAATTCATTCCATTCTTCTTCAGACATTTTATCGTTTTTAATATCTTCAAAAGAACTATTTGCACTTTTTCTTCCATCTGACTGTACTGAACCTTGAAAATCCACATTATAAGGAGGATCAGTAAACACCATATCTGCCTTATTTTGCCCCATTAAACGGGCAACGTCCTCTTTTATTGTACTATCCCCACACATTAGTCGATGATCTCCCAATTCATATAATTCTCCCTTTTTTATCTTTGTTTTGGATTTTGCCCTTTCATAAGCATTTACTTCTATTGTGTCCTCAACAATTTCTTTTTCAAGGATATTTCCTAACTCTTTAAAGCTAAATCCGGTTAAATCTAGTTTAAAATCAGCGTTTTGGAGGGCAATTAGCTCTTCTTTCAATAAAGGATCGTCCCATGTAGCATACTCAGAGGTTTTATTATCTGCTATCCTAAAAGCTTTTACTTGGTCCGGGGTTAAATCATCCACTCTAATTACCGGGACCTCTTTCATTTCTAATTTTTCTGCTGCCTTTAATCTTGTGTGGCCTGCGATTATTTCGTTATTTTTATCTAAAATTATTGGGTTTTTGAATCCAAACTCTTTAATCGATTTTGCAACAATCTCAACTGCTCTCCTATTTTGCCGAGGATTATTCTTATAGGGTTTTATCTCTTCTATGGGTATTTGTTCAATCTTCATCATCTTCCTCCATATCTTCAATAAAATCATCCATGTCCTGGACATCTAACCTTTCTTTTTCTTCTCTAACTTTTTTAAAATAATTTTTACTCATAATTCTTTCACCCTTTTAGTTAATTCGTCTAGGACTCCTTCTCTGTCAATACAAGTTCTTATGTAATCTCCATCTAAATACAGATTGAAGAGATCAGGTCCTTTTTTTTCTACTTTTATTTCCATAGTTTTTTCCTCGATTTCAAACAAATAATAAAATAAAAAAATAAATTAATTTTAAAGCTTTAACCTACTTCCAATCGTATTCTTTAATTCTTCATGCTCTTTCTTCACTTTTTTAAGCTCTTCTTGTAAATCTTCATATTCAAGTTTTAACTTTTCTGTCTGAGCATATTTTCCAATCTTCTCTAGATTCTCTTTTAATTCTTTCAATTCAGGTGAAAGTTCTTTAATCGCTTCAACTTTCTCTTTTAGATCTGCTATACGCTTCTCCATTCCTGTTCTCTGCTTTGAAAGATTCTTATGAGCCAATCTAATTCCTTCCTCTGAATAAACAACCTTTAATTTATGCTCTGCAACTGAAAGGACTTTTGGTTCATCAACTTTACCTTCTATATCTGGAACTGGATCTGTCTTATTTTCTGTGATCTGAGATTTCTCCTGAATCAATTCTTTTCTACGATCATCATAAGTTAATTTTGATGCTTCTTCTTTTTGTTCACTTGCCATTTTCTCCCTCCTTTTCTGCTTTATCTTTGGAAGAGATAAACTCCCCTTGACATTTTTTTTGATAATTCTTATTTAACTGTTTTAATAATTTTACTTGGGCTTCCCCATACTCTGTTAAAAATATGATTATTTCTTTTCCACGTCCTCCCTCTGATTTCTCTTTTAAAACAACTCCTTCTCTGGCCCATCTAGAAATTAAGGTAGATGCTACACTTAAAGTTAGATCTCCTTTTTTTGCTAATTCAGAAATATTTTTTGGCTTCTTTGAAATTTCAAAAAGAAACTGCATATACTTTTGGTTTATTATTTCGAGCATAGTTTGATCCTCCCTTCTTTATCTATTTTAACTGGAAGCTTTTCAAGAATCAATTTTAATGAATTTAAATCAACTCCAAGTTTTCTTACTAGATCAGCTTTAAATAAAGGCTCTTTTTGCTCCTTCAAAAATTTCTCTACACGTTGAAATGTCTCAAAGTAAACATTTTTACGTTTTAACTCTTTTTTTGAACTCACCTTTTTTACCCCAATATATGATTATAATTATAAGATTATATTTAAATCTTTGGGTTTTTAGAAAAATAGCAATGCATGGAATCGAACCATGGCTTGAAGCTTTTTCAGAATAAAACTCGGCAAAAGCTAATTCTCATGAGGCTCCCGAACTACCATTATTCTACATTGCTTTAGTTAAGAGAAGAGACTTTTTAAAGGCATTTCAACCTCTCGCCAATCTCTTTCTCTTTTTGTTCGCTCTTGAAATACGAACTCGGACACTTCTGCCCTGCAATGTTAGGCGAAGCTTGTGCCAGGATTCGAACCTGGATCCACTGCTCTCTCGTCGGATAGCAAGATCTCACTTTTGTGAGTTGGCTAGCCACCAGGTAAATCCGAAATCTCCCCTGGCTGATTACAAGGCAGTCATTTTGCCATTAAAACCACACAAGCAAGATCTTCTTCCATTATTATTCTTGTTTTTCTTTTTCAGGTTCTTCAGGTTTTTCAGGCTCTTCTGGTTTTGGATCTTCATCTGTCATTTGTTCAACCTCCATTATTTAATTAAGTATTAAATTCTTTATAACTTATCTCTCCACGCTTTTCTCCCTTATGCGCAATCACAATTTTACTAAAGATATTATTATCAAGCAACCACTTACATTTCTGTTTCTCAGCCTTATCTAAAATTCCTCGCATCTTTGATTCTACCCCCATAATTTCATAACAAGGCATATATGCTAAACATTTTCCATCATCATCCTCTGCATAAATTTTAAAAAATGCAATAAAATCTGGAAATCCTGCACCTAACATCATTGGTCTACCTGGGCCTAAAAACTTATTCTTGACTTTCACTAGCTTGCCTTTTGTAAATGGAAGATCATGTGGCCCTTCATCATTATGAAACTCAACATTATTTGACCACTTTGCAACTATAAATCCTTGCTTTTCAAGATCTTCTCTAACTTTCAATTCAAAACGAGCTCCTGCTTGCCTAGACTTTTTTCCCATTGTTTTTTTATCCATTTTTGCCTCCTGGAATTTTCATAAAACACATCCAAATAGTATTTATTTTGCTTCCTGATGGATGGCCGAATAAAGGCCTGACAGGTAAAAGCTTCAAGATCCCCGCTATTGAGACATCTCTCTTTTTTCTATTATCATTTGATTTGCTCCACTTAAAAATTAAAACTCCATAATCTTCTAAGACTCTGTAACATTCATTAAATCCTTTCAAAATATCTTCTCTCCATGTTTCTGGATTTAGCGTGCCATATTTTGCAGCTATCCAAGAATTTTGTTCTAGTGATTTTAAATGTGGAGGATCGAAAACAACCAATTTAAAAGAGTTATCTGGAAGATCTAATTTTCTAAAATCCATTATTTTATCTGGCTTTACTTCAAAGTTAGGAGTTTTTTTAAGAGATCCTTTCTTTAATTCTCTATGATCTACATAAAGAGTGTTTTTATGATTCTTATCAAACCAAAACATTCTCCCCCCACAACATGCATCTAAAATAAATTTATCTTTCATATTCTATTCTGTCCTGTAATTTTTATAGCCATATCAACGTCTTTATTTATTTTTTTCCTTATCTGTTTAGCTTTAGCTTCACTCCAGGGATTTCCATTTTTCTTTAAATAAGGGCATGGAATTTCGTCACATTGCCCATACCTCCTACAAACCTCTGGCCGATCGTTGTAAATCGTACACTTGTTTTCCATATTTAAAAAACAACATTTTAAATCCTCTGTTACTGGAAGGATAAAAACTTCCGATCCATGTATGTGTTCCACAAACCTATAAATCTTATCCTTATTTTTATTCCATATTTTTGTAGGTATTGGAACAATCCCACAACATTCCCCACAATTTTCTTTACATTTAAATTTTACCATTCTTCTGCATA